ACTGGTGATATGGTCATCTTCCATAGTTACTTTTGCTTTTTTCTTATAAACAGTTTCTATTTTGTCATCTGTCATAAGTATTTGAGATATGAGTTCGCCGTCAAACTTATCTTTATGAATAATCTGTAACCCTGCTTCTTCCGCTGATATAAATTCCTGCGGCTGTAAACCCGGTACACAATACGCATCACTTAAACTGAATCGGCGCGGATCAATATCTTTTATTCCGTCTTGTCCGGCGTCTTTCCATGCTTCTATTGAGCGTTCACTGAAAAATATTGAAACTTCATCGCCTTTCTCAAGCGGAAAATGGATAGTCCATTTCTTTGTGCCGGGGAATTGAACAGGAACATCAATCAAAAGAGGTAACGCAACAAAATCTTTGTTTCCTGCGCGGCGTTCAAGAGACGGTTGTATAATAGCGCGTCTTGTGCTTGCGTTATACTCCGATACAACGCCGGGCATAGAAGTATGTACCCTCGTGAAATAGTAATCGCAATATTCTTTTATAAGGTCGGTAAGGTCTTGCATTATGCCAATACCTCCGCTTCAATGTCAATAATAAAATCAGAAAGCCAATTATCACCCTTCAATCTTGCCTTTATAACTTTCATCTCGGTTGTGATAGATGAAGATTCTATTTTGCAAGCTGCTCCGGGTATCAACTGCGGAAAAAGCATTGTGCGGAACTCCCATTTATTCGGCGCGTCTTTTGTCGTGTCCGTCTCCGTTGTTTTATCTGATACCGGCTGTGGAATAGTTAATAAACCTGTTTCCGGCGTTAATCTTAAACCTGTAGATTCTGCGGCTTCACCTTCTTTGAGAATATAAATCATTCCGTTCTGTATCGTGTAACGCAGTTCAAACTTGTTAAGAACATCACGAAGTATATCTGCCGCTTGTCCCCAATCCGCTAACGCTCCGGGATACTTCGCGTCCGATGGTATGAGTTCTGTGCCTTTTGACGGAAGCCCTATTGCGTCTATCATATCCTGCACTATTGTAAGAGCGTCTGTATCCGTTGCATAAGAAACAGAGACTTGACCAGCCATTACAGCTACACGTCCATCTTTAACTTCAATCTCTGTTACATAATCCGTATCAGTTTTCTTACGAAAACCTTTTACTACATCGCCGAAAAGAATAGCGGATATTGTTTCATCAGAATATCCGGCTTTTAATGTGCAATGATTTCCAGCAACACAGATTTTATCGTGTGTCTCTTTGCTCAAATTGTATATTTCAATTTTCGCTGTGTTGGATTCGGGCTTGTCCGTTTTTTCAATATCAAAAGCAATTTTGAGACCGTTAATTTTAACACCTTCGCCGCCTTTGGGACCGATAATTACTTCAACACTTCGCATAAATGCCATAGCCTATTCCTCCCATGTTCCATAGCAAAGTTTGAAACGAGTATTAAAATTATCTCGTGTTAATTCTGCGGTCTCATAATTGCCTGTTGTATCGAGTAACCAAAACTCTCCAGGAGGAAGTCTAGGACATGAAGCGCGGTATTTTCTTAAAAGATATGAACCAACAGAGAGCCGAATACCGCCAAGAATTAAATTATCCCTTGTATCGGAAATAGAAAGTATCCAACCCTCAAGTAAAGAGTTCCAACTAACATTTAATTTATATCTAACGCCGGAAAGGTCTATTTGAACATTCCAGCGCGGAGTAGTGGCACTAAATTCTGGTAAAATAATAAAATTAAAGTTTGTCATTGTGGGAATGGAACTCCAAATTTCCGTTGATAATCTGCTTTTGTCGCAGGTCCACCAGCATTGATTTGCCTGCGCCATTCCTCTTTAGCGATACTGTCTTTTGGCTGTTCCGAACCCGATGTTCCTGCGTTTGTTGTTCCTGCGGTGTCTCCACCTGTGCCGTTACTGCCGGAAGCATTGATATTTGTTGTATCAGATTTAACAATCTTTATTTTTTTGAACTCCATTGTGAATGGAAGATTCGCACCTGTCTCAACATCGCGGTCAATATTGAACGCTGTAATAACCATGTTTGTAAAAGTTTCCAGTCCAAGAACAACATCAAGCGGCTGTTTTGATTTTGTTATTTTTTTTAACTCTTGATAGGATTGTATTATTCGCGCCATTCTATCCGGCGCTTGTAGGCTTGATATAGTAATTCCATTATTTGTAATAACTTCAAATGCGGCGTTTCCTATAAATGCTTCAACGGAAATTACATCTTGTTCCTCGATAATGTTATCCGCTACATTACTGCCTTCTTCAACAGGAATATCAGTTACAGAGTTTGAGAATTGATAATGTTCTGAAATGAAAGCGTCAACAATAAATGTTCCAATCATTTTTTGAGGAACTTGATATTGAAAAGCAATTTCTGCCATATCAATTCCTCCTTACCTCTGGACTAGGGATATTTCCTCTTGCACTGTTTATCGTGCCGGAAAGTTTTGCATTAAATTGTGCGTCTATCTGCCGCGCTATTGCTTCGCTTTGTTCTTTTGATGTTCCAGAGGGAACATTTACATTTATTGAAGTATTGGCATTTACTGTTGAATCACCGCCGCGAGCATTGTTATAGGCATAACTCGATGTCTGACCAACCCTATTAGCAACAGCGGCGGTTTGTGTTGCTCCGGCATAGGCTGGTTGTAATTGACCACCACCACCGCCTGTAAAGAAGTTACCTACACCTTCCACGACACCGCCAAAAAATCCTTTAATGCCGTTCCATGCGTCTTTTATTTTGTTAATAAATCCGAGTAGTTTTTCCTGTAAAGAATTGAATAATCCTAAAAATGCGTTCTTGATATATTCTACTGTTGCGGCTGGTCCCTGTTTCATTGCTTCCCATAGTCCAGTAAAGAAGCCAATTATGCCGTTCCAAATATTTTTTATAGAATTGATTAATCCTGTAAAAATGGATTTTATTCCTTCCCATATAGGTTCTGCGGCTTTAACTATTCCAGTCCATAAGCCAGAAAACCAATCCTTAATACTTCCCCATACTCTAACCGTTACCTCTTTTTGTTGAGCAGTTTTATTTTTATACCAGTCGGTGAATCCCCCCCAACTCTTTTTCATGTTATCAACGGATTTTCCGGCAATGTTTTTAATTCCAGTCCATGCTTTACTGGTAATGCTTTTCACGCCTTCCCAAACACCTGAAAAAAACTCTCCAATACTTGCAAATATATTTTTTATAAATTCAATAGCCTCACCAATTTTTTCACATATCCAATCCCATACAGCTTTAACTTTTGGACCGATAACGTCCCAATGCTTTATTATTTGATAAATAGCAACAGCGATTAAACCGGGTATTCCAAAAATAATTACCGCGAGAACTTGAAGAACAACCTCTCCCCATTTCTTAAAGAAGCCAATTATGCCGTTCCAAATCTGCTTTATTTTATCTGCGAGAAAAACAAAGAACTGTCCTATTTTTCTGAAAACAAAAAGGAAAGCGTCAGCAATAACACCGCCGAGCCATATAAAAAAGTCTGCTATCTTTGACCAGTTCTGTATCACAACCATTACAAGACCGACAATCAGCGCAACAGCAGCCACTACAGCGATAACAATTAAAGCAATGGGATTCGCCGCCATTGCCGCGTTCAAGAGCCATTGAACAATAGTCCATATCTTTATGATTGCTATAATGCCAACGATAATCGGCGCAAGAGGGCTTAAAAAATCAATTATGCCACCGATACCTTTTATAATTACTCCAAGCACAGAGCCAATAACAGTAAGCGGCGGTCGTAACATTTGAATAATGGGAATTAGTCCACCGATACCTTTTACCGCAAAGTTTGCCACCTTCTGAATAAGCGGTCCCAATTCATTAAGTATTGGTCTTATAAAAGCGTATGCTGTTTTGAACGCCTCAATAAATGCTTTACCAACAGCAACAACCAAATTCATTACAGCAGTCAACACATAACCAGCAAGATGTTTCAAATCTTCAAAAAAAGTTTGCAATATTTCAAATGCGCCCATGTCCTCAAGTCTGTATTGTAAAACTTCCCACATAATTATTACTTGAAAAATCCAATGTATAACTTCTTTCAAAAACTTTACAAACTTTCCTACAAATGCTTCCTGTCCGGCTCTGACAATATCAAGAATGTATTTGAGCATATCTTTCAAATCATCATTTATTCCAAAGCCGATTGCTTCTGCCATTGCCGCTTTAAGACTTGCAAACTGTTTCAAAATACCGCCAAGAGTATTCATTTGTTTGGAGAGCATTCCATGATACTTTCCACCTTCGTCTGTTAATGCTCTCAATGCCGCAGCGGTTTGTTCATAGGAAACACCAGCTTTTTGTATTTCTTCTCGTGATTTTCCTGTTTGCTTCGCTACTTCTCCAACAACATCAAAACCTTTTGACGCAAATTGTTTAAGTTGTACTGAATCTGCTTTTCCTTTGGCAAATACTTGTCCCATAGCATTTGACATTGAAGCAAAGGCTTCGGAATCGCCCTGCGCTATATCACCTAACCGAGCCAGCACGTCTCCGGCTTTCTCTGCTTCCATGCCAAAAGTAACCATGTTCTGTAAACCGCCGATGGCGGCGGCTGTTCCGTAGAAGTCTGAAAGTCTTACACCTTCAAATAAACCTTCACCATAATCGAGGTCGTGAATTATTTTATTTGCTTTTTCTTGATCGCCCATCATAGTGCCAAGCGCGACACGATAACGCTCTGTTTCTGCGGTTGCGCCGATTACACTATCCTTTACAAAACTGAAAGCCGCTCCCAATGCTTTATTAGCGACACCCATTATGATATTCGCTTTTAAGAATGAGCCTGTGAGAGATTGTTGTTTCTGTTTTGTCTGGTCTATTCCTTTGTTGTATTGTTCACGTCCAGTATCATCAACTTTGTATCCCAACAAGGTAACCAGTTCACGGATTATTGCCACCTACAACCCTGCCTTTTTTTTGGCATCAGCCTGTATCCTTTCTAATTCCGCTTTATCAAAAGCCTCTCTTGCAGTTTCAACAGCAGAATACATATCCAATACGGCATTTGCTCTCATTACATCGTCATAAGTCCATTCCTCTTGTATTTCGCGGAGAGGAACATTTTTTTCGTACCACAACCGCCATATTGGAAATTCATCTTCTAAGTCTTGATTTAACTTTCCGATGTCCCCGATTTCTCCGATTCGTTTTGCTGTGTCGCTTCGCCCTTTCCGGAGGTGAGGGTTTGCTGTATTCTCTTGCCAATACCGCTCACCACTTTGGAGAAAAAATCAGGGTAGTTCACCTTTAGAACAAAAACAATAAGTTCGTAAATCGAAAATAATTTTCCAACAAAAACGAGTTCCATAGCGGTATCAAAATCATTTCCAAAAGCAATAGTGTGGTTTTTCTCTCCTTCCTTCCACGTTGCTATCACGTTTGTAAATAGACGTTTTATAAGTGCAATAAAACTGTCTTCGTCTAATTTTTGAAATAATTTTTCCAATCCGCTTGAAAATGAAACGCTTGCAGGATTCATGTCAAGAACGCTTTTAACTTTTGTTCCGTCAATGCCGCCCAAAAGTTCACCGATTGCCGGACCGAATGTGCTGACAAGGTGCGCTTTCAAGCGTAACCCTTCAACAGCCATGAAAGGCGCAACCTGAAATGTTGTGCCGTCAATTACGATTTTCTTTTCTCTGCTTTCCATAGTTTTTTCCTCTTTAATAAAAATATAATTGCCTCCGGCAAGGCAATTTGATTAACTAAGCGGCTTCCTGCCCTGTGTGAATTGTCCACGCGATGTCTGTAGTTTCTTTTGCCTTATCATCATCAGGTGTTTTAACAATCCACGCTTGCGGCCAGAATCTTGATTTTCCGGTATTCAAATCCGTTATAAGAAGCGGAAGCATACCTAAACCTGTTGCGGCATCAGCTTTTTGAACAGTATCAAGATAAGCATTGGAAAGACTGGTTTGCAAAAGGTTAAGATCAACCGTACTCGTATTGTCATTTGACCTTGAGCGATTTACTTCTCCGTCTGCGCCAACCTTCCGTGTCCACCTCTCACTGTTAGCTGAAACTTTAACGAATGAACCATCGGCATAACCGCCAATAGGTACACCACCCAAAGCAACGATGACTTTCTTAGCGTCATAACTCATTACCAAAGGATTAGCCATATTTATATCCTCCTATTAAAGCGTTACCACGCCTTTGATTTTGGTGCTGTGGATTGCTCCTGCCAGCACAGCGGTAAAATTAACTTCCGGCAGGAAGCGTTTGCCCTTATCGGTAATGGAAACTTCCGCAACCGCAGGATAGTCAATCTCGTAAGACGCGAGAATGCCGTTTTTAACGCCTTCTTCCAGAGCCGATTTAAGCGGTGATACAACCATTTGAACGCCTGTATCCGTGAACGGTACTTTGTCCACATTTACAAGTGCGGTAAATACAAGGTTTTGTATCCGCGCTTCAAGCCAGTCCACGCCGTGGATAACGTCAATGAATTCTCCTGCCGCTACCTGACCGTTACTTGTCATTGGAACATCGGCGGTTGTCATGTACCATGTTGCATTTTTCTTTTCGACATTGGAAACTTGTCCCTGTGAAAGTTCATAAGTAGGAACCGCTTGCAGTTCTTTGAACTTCCATGTAGCAGAACCGGGTTTTTTGGAAAGCATTTTTCCAAAATAAGCGGCTTCTGGTATCGGGTCTGTGTCGGAAAGTTTATCCATAGCAGGGTCAGCGAGTTTTGCGTCAGGGTGATAGAAAACAAATACGCGCTCAATGTTGTTGAGTTTCGTATACGCCGCGATGTCGCCTGTCTCCTCATTCGGAATAAGGTCATCACCGCTACAGAGACCGCCGAGTTTTTTGTTGGATTGAATCCATTGAGCTACGTCCTGTTGGTTAATCATCTGCCGTGTTGAAACGGTAAGCGCATACCAATCATTATTTTGCTCTTTAATTTTTGAAAGCGCATAAGTCCAATCAGGGTCAGCGGTAATAACTTTTGAGGTGAAAGTCATTGTTGCAGGGCTTTCAGAACCATTGCCAGCAATTACGACATTTACCTGTACCGCCGCGCCGTAAAGCGTTATGGTTGTTGCGTCAATTTTCTTTGCTGTGAAAGTAGTTCCAAAATCTTCTTTCATCAGCGCAACCATGCGCTCAAGGCATTTGCCGCTTGAACCTTCGATGTCAAAATTAATTTGTTCCATCTGCGTTCCGTTCACACTCCACTCCAGCCGTTGTCCGGCAGTAAGCGGTGCGCTTAAAATGCCTGTTGCAAGATTCACGCCGCTCGGTATTTTCCAACCGACATATAAATCCCCGATGTGGCTTGATTGTGCGTATTGCTTTGAAGCGGCACGGTATACAAATCCATTTGTGGGGAAACCAGCAGCCGCAATTTCGTCCAGACTTCCAAATTTTCTTACCCTATGTTCGGGGTCGAAAACCGGATTTATCCCTACAGGACTAAACTCGGCAGCAACCAAGTGATCGCTGAAAGACTTCATGCTTGGTACACGAGTTTGTCTTTCAATAGTTACCTGAACTATTTTGTCTAACTGGTCAGCCATAATATCCTCCTAAAAATTTATCTCTACCAGATTTTCATTTCTGATAATCTGGATTGAGTTCAAATCCTTCAATGTATCCCGGCGCAGTCTCAAGTACGCGCAGATACGTCAAATCAAAATCAAAACTTGCACCGTTTTCCTGCGCGGTATCAAAGCCCTGCGGACTTTCGATAGTTTCCATCGTTTGCGGAATAACAAGATTCCGGCTCCGCAGTTTGTCAACCCATTCATCAATGTTGAGTTGACTTTTTATAGTTTCTAAAACGTCTATTGCACGTTCACCAAAACCATACATTGTCATATTCCTGCGCGTATGCTGTGTTACGCGCTGGACTTCTTCACCGTCTGCTACATTTACTCCGCTAAAATCCGGTGTACCCGGAGTTACTGTTGAACGAAACATCAGCATAAGAAACGGAGCCGGTGGACGCGGACCGTTCTGACTTCCGTAAATTAGCGGAACAC